TCATCACGATCTACTCTAGCAGGATTATACGCGATTTTTGTTACTCCGCGAAGTTGCCCACGATTTAAACCAGCTGGTGAGAACCATGGATCGGCTACTTCATCAGTATACGCACAAAGACCGGCCATATGACCGCATGCTGGAATCCAGACATATCTGTCGGAATATTTGTTGTAAACATAGACAGGTGTGCTGTCAAAAATTACATAGCTGGTAGGATTGGATATCTTCTCTTTATATTCCTTTAATGCATCCTTTTTAGCATCATCTGCTGCAAGTTTTGCCAATGAAAGAGGAGCAGATAAAAATCCTATACAATCGTTGCGTGTATTTACCAATTGAGATATATTACTATTGATTTCAGCGAAACTATCTCCTTCAATTGCTTCTGCAAATACCAGATCGAATGTGAGATTATCAATATCACTCAATTGAACAGTTTCGAAGTTGCCTGGGTCTAATACGTTTACGATGTCCTGGATGCGTGTAGATATAACAGTAGAACCGTCATTGCCTTGTATAAAGTTAAATTTACCTAGGTCGATAGTTTGTGCACTAGATGATTGTGGTGCAACTAGATTATACTCATCATTTTCGAAACTATAAATTAACGCTTCATTTTGAACATAGATGTATGCTGATGATTGATTTATAACATCAGAGAAATAGTTCGAGACATTTGTAGTAGTTCTGGCCTCACTATTTAATGATAAGCCTTCAAATACTTCCAAGATAGTTCCTTTTACTCCAGAAAATAGACCATCATGATCATATACTGCAATGTGAACTTCGTCATTTGTATATTTAGCAACTCCATTTTCTCCTTGCTGTTCGTTCCATACTGTATTAGAAGGAACATAACTAAACTTAAGTCTAAGCTCTTCGTCATTAGCAAGAGCATTGTCAGCATGGAAAATAGCTACTCTTAATGAATTGCCGAGTACGCCTGCATAGCGTGCATAGAATGCTCCGTCATTGTCGAATTCAGGATCAGTTGAACGAAGTTCAAAGTCTGCTTCATTTTTATAAACGGTTGTATTAACTACGCTTGAAGCATAGCCATCTTCATCTGCAGCCTGAATTGCAACAGCATTTCTTGCTGTGTCAACGTCAAGAGCTCTGACTACCTTTAAACTATTTCCATATTTTAAGAAGCTTTCTGCTGTTAAAAATGAAATGTCATTTATATCTGCGGTTCTTTTTGGTGCTCCAAAAATTCTACCCAGATTTGTTTCTGAATCAACATTTACCAAGTTGTCCGCTGGTCCCCAATTAAAGTGACCTACATATAACCCGATAGATGCTGATACTGGTTGTGTTACCGGTGTCAAGTCTGTTTCTGTGACTTGCACACCTACGCTTTGTAAATATGCCATATATTTTTGCCTTTCTTCAGTTTTGTTTAATTATAAGTTTGTTGTGAAACATAATAAGAAATTATTCAATCTAAGCATATTTATAAAATGTGACTTTTACAGCATATTCCACTCTTGAAGGTCTCGAATTTGACGCTCGTAATGGTTAACACTACTCGTTTCAGACGCTGTATTATTAGTTAACATCGGAAACGGCAACGCATCATCTTCCATCTCTTTAAGTTTTTCGCTGTAGAGCAGATCTTTTAACTCGATGGGGCTCATACCCCCAAAGACATCAGTGCTCACAAACCAGGCAAAAAGTACAAGATTCATGACCATGTCATCGTGAGTTGATCCTCGGGCAGAATAGCTTTCTCCCTTAGGCTCAAAACTGCTCAGTTCGCTGATCGCATCAGAGTCACATATGTGTAGTTTGGCACCCTCTATAAGGTCTTTCAGATTGCTACACCCAATACGTTTTACTCGTTTTGTCATGGTGACACCGATACCGCTGCTCTTTACAGAACTTTGCACAAATGTGTTGTCATATTCATAGTCATGATATACTGCATTGCAAACAACTTGGCCAGCATCATTATTTTCAATAATAACAAGCGCGTTGTTGTATATCTTTGCAGCACGAACGATTAGCTCTGGAAACATTAGTGGAGATATCATATTGTCTCGATAGGTGCAAACCTGGCTAAAGCAGTTATTTGATGATATGTCAAAAACTGTAAATGTGCTGTAATCTTGACCTCGCCCCTTGCTTACATCGACAGTCATTATATAGTCATGACCTTCTATCGGCTCTACATAATATCGAATGTTGTACTGAGATTTTATTGGATTTTTTGCCTGTAAACCTAGCAACACATCTGAGTTTATGAGCGTTTGAGAACTGCCTATAAAATTTACCTCAAATTCCTGTTTAAACTGTAGTTCACTGCTGTTTGCAATGGTCTGACGCTTCCATTCTTCGTCTCGTCCTGGTACATCATTCCATCGAATCGTAAATGGTTTAAATTCGTTTGCTCCTTGTATGGCACCTTCCCATAGCTTATAAAACATATTGCCTATGCCGTTAGGAGTACTTGTAATTATAACCTTTGTGTCTTTACCGGATGAGATAACTGGATAGGTACTTGTATAAAACTCGTTTGCATTGTGTACGAAAGCAAACTCGTCAAGGAAAATTACGTTCATACTCAAACCACGAATACTCGATCCGCTTGTCGCAGCAGCAATAATTTCGCTGTTATTGCTAAACATTATATTGCCTTTATTTAAAATCTTACATCCTGGTTGTAGAAAGAATGGTAAATTTTCAAGCATAAGCGTGAGGCGAGACAACATCTCACGAGCAGTCGCTCCTTTGTTTGCTAAGATGCCTATCTTTTTGTCGGGGTTGAATATTGCATAGTGTAGCAACCATGCAACGCTTGTAATAGACTTTCCGCTTTGACGACAAGCAAGCACGATACTAAAACGATTGCTAGAAAAATGTTCGGTCATCTGTTCTTGATATCCACGCAACTTAAAGTTTACAAGCCCACGATCAAGATTGATTACTTTGACATAGTGTTCAGTAAAGTATGCAACGCTTGCCATGCATTTTTTATACTCACTTATTTCATGAGCAGTAAAACTTTGCTGAACGCCATCTCTCTTTATATGAGGATTGCCGTTATAGGAATCAGGTGTAGTCATTATACATCAACAGTTTCATCATCATTCGAACGCTTTAACAACTTTTGCAGCTCAGTAGTCGTGCCTACAAATATTGCATTGTTTGTAGTAGAACCTCCGCTCTCGCCTTTAGCCTTCGACGGTTGTTCTTGAACTATCTTTTTACGTTCTTTTTGCAGAGACAGCAACTGTCCGTTTATGTCTGCTGCTGTCTTTATCATGCCAGCAAGCACCTCAAACGCCCGAGGATGTTCTGCATCAGATGCAAGGGCGTGCATGGTGCTTATCGCTTCGTCACTTGTATCGATAAGTTTCTTGATGCGTTCACGAGCAAACTTATAGTCTTCTTCAGCATCAATTATAATCTCGTCATTAGACGGCCCGACTGGTTGTCCAGATGCCAATGCAATTTCATTTTTTACTGGAACCACATTCTTTTCAAGAGATGCCAGTATAGTTTCTTTGTCTCGTTTCATAATCAAACATTTTCTTCATCAAAACCGTATGTAGTAATTATCGTATAGTTATCTGGAGTATCAGTTTCCGGATTTTCAAGTTCTACACGAACACCATCAATCGGTTCAGATGTCGGAGTTATAGGCTTTTCATATAGATCAACATCAGCAATTTTAATAATTTTGGCAGGACCACTTTGTATGCCGATAAACTTGAATTTTACATCAAATTCAAGAGTGTATACGATTGTACGACGACTGTTTTGAAAGTCTCCTTCATAGTCATCTTGTAGTGTAGTACTTGTTAAGATAAACGGCACATCAGTAACACTGCCTGGTCCTTCAAGATCTTTTACCGCAACGCTATATTCGGGCGTAAAGTATGGCACGATCTGTTCAAATACTTGCAGAGCGTCGTCTTGTTGCCGAGCAAATATATTTAGCTGCATACTCATGCGATACGGAGTAGCTTGATAGACTTTAGTTTTACTGTCAGTAGTATTATCTATCGTGTATAAATTTGTATTAAGACGATTTAACTTGCTAGCAGTGTCATACGAGATAGAAGTAATTTCAAAACTCATGCGTGGCAACTGAATCGCTACGTCTCCATTTTCTTCGTTGTTTTGATTAGCGAGTCGTGTTAAAAACTTTTGACGTGGTCCGTATGATATTGGAACTCGCTGAATTCCAGTCATCTTGCCATTTACTTTTTTTGCAATAGAAATATTATTAAAAAGAGAGCCAAATACGGCTACAATCTTTTTAAGATTTGCATTATAATAATAAGAGTTGCTTAGCATATTAAATTGGATCTCCGAATGGGTTGCTTTCGCTAAAGTCTATAAAATTATTGCCTTCGATGTCAAACGAACTGTTTTGTGTTAGGTCATCATTTTCAAATAGAGTCGCATCACCAGACATCAAGCCAATCAGAGAAGATATAGTTGAAGTTGTACCCGAAGTTTGACCTGTAAATGTAGTACCAACTGTAAGAGAATGAAACGCTCCATCATTAAACGTTAGCGTACCGACACTAAGTATAGTGCCTGTGTCAGTATGCTCATAGCGAAGTGCTTCTGTTTCACCAGTGACTCCACTTGGAAGTGTTATAGTTAATGTTTCTCCAAGAGTGTGCAGTTCATCATCAAATTCTACAACTGAACGATAGCTTTGAGTGTGCGCAACTTGAATGTTATCAACCATAGGAATACCAGTATCAATTTCTTGACCGCCGTATTCGAATGCTTCACAAACAAGTTTAAATGTTGGATTATTTCCTTTGCTACGACCACTGCCGCCGAGCTGGTAGAATGGATTTTTATCTTCAACAAATTTAATTTCAAAAAGTCCACCTGCAAATGGGACATAGATTAAATCACCTTCTCGAGGACGAACAGAATCGTAGGTATAACCATGACGACCAATGAGCGCGTTCCAACGTTTACGACTGCATACAAGCGTGACCTGATTTCTAATCTCGAGACCAAACTTGGTCATGAGGTCTCCGTCTCCTTCAAAGCCATCAACACTTTCAACATACATTTCAATTGAAAATGATTTGTCGAAACTAGAAATTACATCTTCGTTTAAGATAAAGTCTTGCTTTACAATCTTACGAGGAATATAAAAGACGTCATGCCCCATAATTTGCATAGACTCAACCATCAAATCTTCGAGAAGATTTTGTTCAGCTCTATAAGCTTGACTAAAATATACACTACGAGGCATAATAATTTATAAGAAAGAATTAACCCATGAAAAAGTCTGGCGGCATCTGATATTTGGTATCAAAGTCTGTCTCAATCTTTTCAATGTCATTGAGTGCATCTTCATAGATTGCACGACCATTGATTGTGACTCCGCCTGGAAGTTGCATGCCTTCGAATTTTAACAAATTGATTCCCCATTGACGCTTCAACAATGCGGTAAGATACTTTTTAAGCAGCATGTCATTATAGACATCAGTATACTGGTTAGGGTCAATAGTTTGATAGCCTTCAATAATAATATACTGACCAATCTTTACAAAGTTTTTCCAGTCATCTTGAATGCTCAGACGATTCATATGACGAGTGAATATGATTTGTTGTGAGTTGCCAGTTAGGATCATCTCTATGGCACCCATATATTGTTTAGTCATCTCATAGTTGATGAGTGACTCTGGATTACGAAG